GCTGTAGAAGATTTCAAAACATCTGGATCAAGACCCTGCGCCATCTTTGAAACGCCTGTCTTGTTATCAACCGCTTGGTCAAAGTATTGCAGCGCTGGAAGTGTCTGACCCGCTGTAAACGGCACAGTCATTTCCATAACACTGTTTGGAGCCTTAACCCTAACGATGCGCCCAATCTCGTTATTTAACAAATCGTCTACGGCCACCTGACCATCTACAATCTGCAATGCGGGGTTATTCGTCAATGCCACGTTGTCCAAAACACCGCGTAGCATAGATGTGGCCGCGTCTTGGTCATTCATAACCAAATCTACAAGAGAAGTGCCAAAGAAAGCGTGTGGCTCTGGATCGCACTCAAAGATCGCATATGGCGCATAATCAGCTTCATAGAAGTTAAGTATCTTATATGTAGAGCCAGCACACAGAAACTGATACAAGACAGGAACACCTGTGCCTTCTATATCCAGTTCCATATAGGCATTCGTTACCGTAATCTTCTTAGAAGCGCCTGAGATGTTTTCATCTTCGCTTTCATCTACAGAATAACCACGGCGCTCAAACTCAGCCTCATCATCAGTTACGCTGTATTCGCTACTATCCAAGCCAGATAAATCATCTGGGCTAAACCCCATTGCAATCAAATCAGCAACGCGCATTTCTGTGCTGTGTCCACAGATGTAATAATCGTCAATGCCACGCGAATTTCTATCTACAAAGAAATCTTCTGGTGGGATGCTTTCTATGCAAATGTCACCCTTTGGAATAGACCTAGAAACCTTAACGTCATGCTCTGGAACCTCTATGTCTAAACCCTGCTCATCCAGAGAAGCATTGATCCGCATTTCATGCTCAAGAACCTCAATATCATCATCCTCTACAACCAAACCAAATTCTTCGTCTGTAAGGTTTGTGAAGGTGTGTATTTCTGTGTCTGTTTCTTCTTTATAGTAAACGTATCCAATGCCAACTTTCTTAACCATAGCATCTTGGAAAACATCGTTTAAAACACGATAACCATCGTGCTGCTGGAACTTGTAAGAAACAAAGCTGGTTGCTTGTTCCGCAGCCGCAACATCTTCTGGGCCACGCGGCACAAACTCAACAGGCTTTTCGCTTGTTAAGAATATGCGCTGAATGCTTGGTTTTATACCGCGCACAACTTCCCGACACTTAGTTGCCACAACCTTGCTGCGACCTTCTTCATGCCCTATGTTTACTTCGCCATCAAAGTAACGCTGTGATTTGATCCTCTGTGGCGCAATTTCGCTATCAATGAAATCCACCGCGTCTGTAATTGCTTTGGAAACAATGCTTTCAATCTGTGTTTGATCTAGTGGTTCTAAACGCATTTATTGTCTCCTACTGCGTCAACAAGCCTACGCCCATCATGGGCAAGCCACTTTCAGGCTTCAAACCTGTCGCTTCCATTGCTTGTTGCTCTGTGGGCTTTTGCGCCCCAACACCAAGATAATACATTGCACGATTATATGCATAATCTCTAGCTTCTTGAGAAACTTTCCGACCCATCTGTACCTGACGCATTACGTTTAAAGCGCGAACAGCATCATCTGTTCCCACCTCAGTCAACGCTCTTGCAATATCGTTATAGATGCTCATGCGTTGGTTTTCTGTGAACTCATCAGTAAAACCCGTCAACTCACTTACAATCTTTCTCGTAGCCTCTAGTGGTTGACCGCGCAGCAATGACGTAGCTGGCCCTGCTGAAGTCATTTCCTCTATGCCTTTTTGCGTTGATTGGCGAATAGCTGTAGCACTGTTGCGTGATAGACCAGCGCGAGTAATTGCTGCCTGACCTACTTGATCAATTTGACGCAAGAAATCATCTGTCTGTTCACCCATTACCGCTGTAATTTTTTCTCTTGCACTTCCTGATGATGTAAGCCGGTAAAATGCATCTAATTGTCTGGCCTCTAGGTCTGGATCGCTTGGAACTGCCTTAACATCTTGAAGAATATTCCGAACATATTGTGACATTCCCATTCTCAACGCCTCTAGCTGCGCCTGAGATGGATCATCCCCTAATGTTTCTAAAACATCTTCAATTTTTGTTTGTTTCTTTAAAATATCCTGACCCATTCTAAATGCGTTTTCTTCTGCAATGGTATTCCCCCCTAATGTCACTGCTTCATCGTACACACGCGCACCACTTTTGGGGTCAACAATACCAGCGCCTAACTCTCTGCGTAAGTCACTAGCTAAACGTGAATATCTGCGGCCTTGCGGAGAAAATTTATATGTTTGCGGGTCACGATTATTTTCAGCCAATGTTTGCAGCGCACGTTTTACATAATCAAGCTGTTGAACATTCATATCTTCACTGATGTTTACAACATTTCCTGCCTCGTCTAACTGCACACGAATTTGCATGTTTTGCACATTATCAGCAAGCATATCTGCGTTGGCTTCTTCAATCGCAGCAGTCAAGGTTTTTTTATCTATGCGATTAATAACAGACATAATACGCTCACCAGCGGAGCCAGTAGAGTAATCAATAGGCGTATTATAAGCGCGAGAATATGCATCATTACGCAAGTCTTTAGTTCGATTACGAATTGCCGCAACAGCCCTTTCAGCACCGATCAATGGATCACCTAATGTTTCAACTAAAGTTTTTTCTAGCTGGCCTTTTACTTCTTCTGCCCGCCGACCGATGTTAGTTGCAACAGTTTGCGCAGGCTCTGGCCCCGCTTGGCTTGCTGCATCTGCTAACGCTCTTGCGGCAACCCCAGCATCAGCAAGCATACCAGTATCACCAGCGCGTTGGATGTTTTCAATTGCTACATTTATGTCACCACCTTGGGCAAACGCGCTTTTAATAACCCTTGCAGCCGATCTACTAATACCTAACGCACTCTGGATTGCTTTCAATTCAGAGGCTTTAATAAACTCTCCTAATCTACCCGCACCCTCTGCCACAAATGGTAAACCTGAGGCAATCGTAGCGCCAGTTGCTGCCGCAAGCCCGCCGGTAAATAAACCTTCTTCTAAGCGCTCACCACTTTCTGCTTCTCCCGCCGCCTGAATACCCGCAGGAATGCCAGCGCCAATTGAACCAGCAGCCGCTGCTCGCAATACGTTAGGCCCGCGAGTAAGGCTAGGATCACGGCCAAATATTGTTGCTAGTTGTGGAAACGCTTTTAATGCGCGTGAAGCGTCATAAGTACCTACGCCCGCTTGTATCAAAAATGTTTCCAATGGCTTTTGTGCAGATTGTGCCTTTCGCAAAGCATCGCTATATTTTTTATAATCGCCGCCAAACATTCCCTGCACAATTTCATCAGCAAATGAACCAGCGCCAAACATCATAGCTTGCTGACCAACAACAGCCCTCGCCAAGTTAGGGTTTTCTTGCAACAACGCTTTTTGCTGAACGTCTGTAATCATTTCCTCTGTGGACATACCCTCTGCAAACGCCTTAATGCGCTCTGGATCTGTTGAAGAATATCCTTCCCCAACAATATATTGCGTTCCATCTGGACGCTGCAAAACTGCATCATTGCCTCGCGCCAATGGATTACCCTGCATATCTGTGGCAACAACGGCGGCAGTCTCAGGATTAATCTTATCAGCAAGTTTATCTGCCGCATCCTGTGAGTTAGCCGTTACCCGAACAATTTTGTCGCTTCCTTGCAAGCGAAAATAGAACGGACGCTTTTTCTTTTTGCCGTAGAAGGTATCTTTTTCAGCCATTTCCGTTCCTTAAAATTTTAGTCTTTCGTTTCCAGCAGGCGTTGTTGTGCTGTTATTTTGGTTTTTTTCTAATTCTTTTCGCTGTTCATCATATGCCGGTGTGCCGTATAGCGGGTTTAAATCTTTCGCAAATTGTGCTGCTTGGTCTTTTGCGTACTGTGTAGCATTGGGGCCAGACGATGCCAGCATCATAGTTGTAACAAGTTCGCGGGTTGCACGTTTTTGTGCTATAATTTCAGGTGGATCAAACGGTTGCGGGAAGTATTGTTTATTTGCACTTTCAAATTCACTCTCAGCAATTGAAGCACCACTTTCACGGCGCAACACAGCATTTACAAAATTTGTCCTAGCTTGGTCATATGATTTAAACTCAGTGCTTGTAAGCGCTTGCCCAAAAATTGGTATTTTCTGAGCTATTTGTTGAAAAAGCTCTGTTCCCACATTTTCTGTAGCGGATAGTATCTTGTTAGAAAGTTCCATACGCGAACCATAGCTCATAGCCCCAGATTGATCCTGTGTTTGCTTACCTAAAGAAATGACTGTGCCATCTGCTAATGTAATTGTACCTTCACTTTGTGCTGCCTTTGGTGCAGTAAAGATTGGTTTACCTGTTTTTCGATCTACAAGAGTGTTGCCAACAACAACATAGTCACCAGCTTGCGACTTCAGATATGCGCTATAAACGTCACCAATAGGCACACCCATCTCAATAGCTTGTGAAAATGTTTCGCCACCTTCTTGAGATTTCAACCATTCAAGTGTTTTATTCTTTGATTGCGTCTTTAAGCGTCTAGCACCAGATGCCCTAAACTGCTCACCCATGCGCTCATTAGGTCTTACTAGAGGATCTAGTGCCGCCCCAAAGCGCTCCATTGCTGTCATACCTGTTTCTGGATCTTGCTGGCGCATAATGTCCATGAAGCCTAGAAGTCCAGAACGGGGTGGCGTGTTTGGGTTCATACTCATTTCAGGTTCCTTCGATAACAGTGAGCCGCCACCAATTCCAGAAGTAGCACTTAACGGTTGTTGCGTTTGAATTTTAGGCG